AAAAGGAAAGTATATGGTTAATGAAGATTTAAACTTTTCAAATGGAACTTTTACAGAAATAGACCAAATCCAAAATCTAATCAACGAACTTAAAACAAACCCTGATAGTAGAAGATTGATGGTATCTGCTTGGAACGTGGGTGAGTTAGACCAAATGACTTTACCACCATGTCATTACGGGTTCCAAGTTTACACCAGAAAATTAACGGGAGAAGAAAGATGGGATTTATTGAAGAAGAGGGTTGGTGATGAGAAATTTAAATCTATGGTTTATGACATAGCTCCATTTGGTGGTGGGTTAAGTGAAGAGTTACAATCATGTAGAATACCTGAACGAGCAATATCGTTAATGTGGAACCAAAGATCTGTAGATACATTCTTAGGATTACCATTTAACATTGCATCCTATGGTTTATTATTAGAAATACTCGGTAGAGAAGTTAATATGTTACCAGAAGACTTAATAGGTAATTTAGGGGACGTTCATTTGTATTCTAATCATATAGAACAAGCCAAGGAACAACTTGACAGAGAACCTTATAAAAACTTACCAACACTAAACTTTAGTCCGTTAGTGTTGGCACACTTTGAACACCATAAAGATACATTTGATGGGTTTATAAACAATTTACAACCCCATCAGGTTTTATTGGAGGGATATGAATCACACCCCCCAATAAAAGCTCCCCTTTCAAATTAACGACCTTGTCCACGGTAGTTCTTTTCTTTCCTATCGTGTTTGTTTGTTGTTTTTGCGTGTTTACCTCTTTTTCTTTTACCAAAGGTAACTTTCTTGGTTGATGTTGCTTTTGCTTTTGCCATTTTTTATTCGTTTATATATATAAGTATTTTATAAATTATTTTCGTATATTTGACACATAACTACTAACTAAATGGAAGATATCTTAACACAGAGGTTTCATTACGCCACCATTATACCATATAAGGATTATTCTAGATTATGTGATAAAAATCCTAATCCAACCACATTTAACAATAGTTTGGATAGGTTGGACGGATTGGACAAGTTGTCTCCTGTAAACCGGCAGCAGTGGGATGTATTTCAAATTGTACCTTCCGACATAAAAGGTACAATATTCAGTTTACCTGAAAAACGAGGTAAAAAAAGAACACATTACTTTCATTCAGAAAATAATGAGGTACAGGAAAATTTCCAATTAAATTATTTGTATTCATCGGGTAAAGACCATTCATTTGATACCATAAAAGATAATCAAATCAAAAGACATTTTGGTAACCCATTTTCTGATGTTACAATTCATACTGTTGAAAGGTCAATAAGACGACATGGAGATAAAATCACAATTAAAATTTACGAAGGATACAAAAGAAGAAAGTTAAACGCAATTTATTTTAAAAAATTGTTTAATGTTAATTCAATCACGTTTAATTTAGTTACCGGTAATTTTACCACGTTATTTATTAACAAAGGAAGTAAACTACCTGCTAAGAAAGAATTTAGGACAAATAGTTTTCAGTCATTAAAAAGGATATTATTAAAAACCAGTGGTTTATTTGAAAAAAAAGACATTAATGAAAATTCTAATGTTTACGATTTATACCATGAATCATTTAATGATGTGGAATTTCAAAATGTTGTAATAGATTCATTAGGGTTAGACCATTTTAGTAAAGATTTTTTTAATAAGATAATGACTAAATTTGTCGATACTAAAAAAATTAAAGTTTCAAACAATTATGAATTTTGGATTGAAAATTTTTATCCTACCGAAAAGTATCTTAAAAAAAATGAAAGGAAAATAATGGCATCTATTTTAGATATGTTTAAAATTAAATCTAAAATTACTGTTAAATTGATACATGATAATTCAAAGTTAGACATCTTCGGATTAAGTATGTTATGTTATTTGTTCGGTGATAAATTTTCTAAATACGTGGGTAGTATTAATTCGGAGTTTTTTAAGAAAAGTAACGTAGAAAAAATGAAAGATTATTTTCCAACAAGAAATATGTTCATTAGAGATAAAAGTGCCCACGGATATACATTGTTAGATAATGAAAAAGAAAATATTGTTAAAATTATTAATAACAGTGTAGGTTTATATATTGATTTTATATTACTTGAACTTTTAGATCATTTTAATATGATAAAAAAGTTACGCAAATACACTCCAAATTTACAAATGAGAGCAAAAACTTATGATGAGTTTATAAATGAACATAGAGAATTATCAAAACAAGTGTCATTGATTAAAAAAGGATGGGTGACCGAATATATATTTGTGGACAGAATGATATTGGAGGTTGAAAAACCAATTAATGTTGAAATTGAATTACCTAATGGAGATCAAACATTAGATATTTTTTACCCATACATTTTAAAAAGAGATGAGGAGTACGATGAAGAGGGTTCATTCATGCACCATTGTGTTGCAACATATTCGGATAAAAAATCCTCAATAATCATTTCTATTCGAACAAAAGATGGTTCTGATAGAACAACCTGTGAATTTGATTGTCAAACAGGAAAACTAATTCAGGCTAAATATTTTTGTAATAAACAACCACCACCAGAAATGGAATTGGCGATAGAAGAACTCAGAGATAAAACAGAATATTACGCGAGAATTGGTTTATTACATTCATTAGAACAAAAACGAGTTCCTGTTAAGATAAACGGAATTGAAATCGTGGTGGAAGATAGAGAACCAAGACGAGTAAACGATTTATGGGGCGACCTTGGATTAAGGAACCCCGTTCCATTTTAACTACACAATGTAATAAAATCCATATATATTTCTTATATGGATTTTTTATTTAAACACAATCAAGAGAAGTCGGAAAAAAATAGTGATGGAAACTCAACCTGCAGTTTAAAATTATTTTACGATGGAACAACAATCATATATGACGCAATTTTTGAATTTAATTATCAAATGTTTTATGGCACTAAAAAACATGTAACTTTTGAACACACCCTCAGTATCGATACTAACACAGGTGATATCACAGTAAAATATGATATTATAAATGGTGGGTTAACAAATGAACGTATGTTTAAAACAACAACTAAAACCAAAAAAAATGATTTTAGTATGTTACATGATTTAATAGAGAATGGATATATTCGTGGAGAAAAAAGAAAAGGATATTGGGGTGTAAAATACAATAGAGCGGTAGAAAACATATCCTCAATCATCTTGAATTTATTAAGAGTTAAGTTTAATAGTGATTTTTTAATCAATAAAGCCCATCAAAATAACGTATACAGTTTATATACTTTAATTGTTGATTTTCATTTAGATATGAAAGGAATTAAGGGACACAACGGAGTGTATGATGACATCCAAACCGAATACCCAAAAAAGAAATGGTTAATTAAAAATGATAATAAGTTTTTACCTGCAATTTTAGATTCATATGGAATCAAATCCAAATATCTAATCGGTGAGTTAAATAAAAAATACGATAGAAAAATTCAAATAGGTTCACTTAATTATATATGTAAATTGTTTGGAGAAAACTATATTGATTATTTAAAACAAATTAATTGGGATAAACATTGTTATGATAGTGTTCCTAATAAAAAATTACATACATTAAAAAACGAATCGGAAAAAAATCATATGGTTTTAACAATAAACAAATGGGAAACTAAAAGTATTAAAACCGATTCATTGATTTATTCTTTAAATAAATTATTCACCATTAGAGAACAATTAGAACAGAAAGGAATTGATTTAAAATATACGTCAAAAAATGATAACGATTTTGATAATCTATTTGAAAATTGGATTGGTATCAAACTTCATTTTTCTCGAGGATATAAATTAAAATATAACTTACCCGAAGATTTTATTAAAACAATAGAAGAAGATATTATTATTGATGGTAAGGTTTTTAAACCTAAACTAATATTAAATGAGGATGATTTTAGAGTGGAAGGTTATAAAATGAAAAATTGCATGTCAAAACAATTTCCACATGGAGTAATATACATATTTGTTGCAATGCAGTTTAATAGAAAAAGAATCAATTTACAATACAGAAAGGGGAATTTAGTCCAAGCATATGGGAAAGCTAACACTCCGATTAATAACATCTTTCATGATGCATCAGTAATATTAACCAATAGATTCAAACATTATTCAACCATTGAATGGAAAAAAGAAAAATATAATATCATAACTGATTGATTATCAATAGATATTTTAATTTAAAATATATTTTTATTTTTTTGGAATTTCACGATTTATTCTTAATTTTGTTTCATCACTAAACAATAAACAACATGAAGTATTTTTCCGTGTGTAGCGGTATTGAATCCGCTACCGTAGCTTGGTCCCCATTAGATTGGGAATGTGTGGGTCTTTGTGACTTTGCATCCTTCCCACAAAAAGTATTATCTCATCATTATCCAAGTACAAATTTATTTTCAGACATCACTAAACTAAACGAGCATGAAAGCTACAAAAAAATCAAATTCAACTTATTGGTCGGAGGAACGCCTTGTCAA